CTGGCACAGCGGCTGCGCGGGTTCCGCGTGTAAAAAGACATTATGGCCAATGGGTGCCGATCCGCCCCTCAGTCCAAGCATTCCATCGGGGCGGCACCTTCCCTCCGCCGAGCCTCCGGCATGTGGTCATAATGTCGTATTACACGCTCCACCCTCGGGGCTCACTACGGTGCGTTGTCAGTATGCGCGCGCACCCAGAAATATCACTCGGCTTCGCCGGTAGAACGTCTTTTAGCGGCGCTACCGCGCGAATGGAATACCCCCCGCCCCCGCCCGGGCCGTCCGTTTTCTAAGGCGTCCCGTCGCTGGGCGAGTTGGGCACAAAGCGATCGCTGGTCCGGCCGGCCGCCAGGCGCCCCCCCAACTTCACTCGCAAGCTCGTTCACGGGGGGAGCTTCCCCCCGCCGCCCAGCCGGCGCGGTGGCCCCGCGCGTCCTCGCCGCGACGCTCCGCTGGCGACTCGGCGCGCCTTGCGTGCCCCTGGCACGCGGCTCCGTCGTGCCGTGCTCGCCGAGCCTCGCCGCGGCCCGACTCCGCGCCCGAGCCGGGCTACGCCCGCCCCGAACCCCAAACCCCGAGCACCGAGCCACCAGCGCGTTTTCGATCCACCGCCAAGTCCGCCAGCGCGCGCATATTCCGCCCTTGTTTCGCGCCAGTGCGCTCGGCTCATCCCCACGCGCTTCCTTTCCGCTCCTTGCGCCTCCGTGCGTACAGCACCGCACCACCGCAGACCGGCTTTCGCCGCCCACACGTTGACACGTTGCCCACCACAATGGCCATCGTCGTACCCAAAGCATCCAAACTCGGTCGCAACGCAAAGTTCACCCAAGCGCTCTTCGACCGCGTGGTGCAGGACATCCGGGACGGTTCGCCTTCGCTTAACGCCATCGAAAAAGAAGGCATCGACCAGTCCACGTTTTACCGCCACCTGCAGCGCAAACCTGAGCTCGTGCCGATACTGCAATCGGCTCAGTTGGAGCGTGACCGTGTACGTAATTCGTCTCGCATCGAAGAGGCCGAACTCGAACTTAAACGCCGTGGTATCGACGGCTGGAGCGAACCGATTTTCGACGCCAAAGGCCAGCAGTGCGGTGAGCGCCGCCGCTACTCCGACGCGTGTCTTATCTTTTTCCTGAAAGCGCATAAACCCGACGTGTACCGCGACCAGCCCACCACCGTGGTGGCCACGCAGGTGAACATCACGCCCGACCGCGAAAAAGACATCATGCGTGAGTGGCGTTCCCGCCTCGGGGCCAGCGAGGCGCCCGCGTTACCCGCCGTAACGACGCCCACGCCATGAGCCGCGCCGCCCCTAAAAAGACCTACAAGCCCGACCGCCGCCTCGCGGTCACCCCGCTCGACCTCCTCTTGCCCTACCAACGTGCCTGGGTGCAGGACAAAGCCCGCTTCAAAATCTGGCTCAAATCCCGACAGATTGGCGGTTCGCTCGCTGCCTCGTTTGAAGTGGTGGCGGACGCCATCGAGACCGGTGGCGACTGGGTCATCCTGAGCGCCGGTGAACGGCAGGCGCTGGAATTCATGGACAAGGTGAACCGCGCCGCTGGGATTTTCTGCGATGCGGTCAGTTACTCAACCGGCCAAGAATACCGCCCCGAAATCCAGAAATCCCAACTACGGTTTCCCAACGGTGCCCGCGTGCTGGCGTTGCCCGCGAATCCGTCCACGGCGCGCGGTTACTCCGCCAACCTGGTGCTGGACGAATTCGCATTCCACGAAAACCCCGAGGAAATCTGGCGTGCTGTCTACCCGATCATCTCCAACCCGCTGCGCGGTGCGCTCAAACTGCGGGTAATCTCCACTCCGGCGGGGCGGAACAACAAGTACTTCGATCTCTGGGAGCACGCCCCGGCCTTTTCTCGCCACAAGACCAGTGTCTACGACGCGGTAGCGCAGGGACTCGCGCTTAACGTCGACGAATTACGCGCCAACTTGGCCGATCCCGAAGGCTGGGCGCAGGAGTTCGAGTGTCAGTTCATGGAGCACTCGTCGCAGGTTTTCCCAGCAGAGCTAGTCAGAGGCTGTGAATGTGAGGAAGCTACACTCGATCCGCTTACGGACCTCTATTGTCGAACCCTCCGGCCGCGACCGGCCTTGTTTATCGGCATCGACGTCGGTCGAAAACGGGACCTAACCGTAGCTTGGACCCTCGAACGATTGCACGGCGGCCAACTGATAACCCGCGAAGTGCTCGTCTTGGACCGCGTCCCTTTCCCGCAGCAGGAAGAAATTCTCCTCCCCCGTGTAATGGCGGCAGCATTCACGGCGATCGACGCCACCGGTATCGGCGGACCCGTGAGCGAACACCTCGCGGCCGCCCTCGACGAAACCCGCTTCGAAGGCGTGACCTTCACGGGCGACCGCAAACGAGAGCTGTTCGAACGGCTCAAGAAAGCCCTCCAAGCTCGCACCGTTGGGCTACCGGCGGCCGCGGTGATCCGTGATGACCTCGGCAGCATGCAACGAATCGTCAGCCCCGGCGGCACGATTCGCTACGCCGCCGCTCGCACCGCTGACGGCCACGCCGACCGGTCCACCGCGTTGGCCCTCGCGATCCACGCCGCCCAACGCAACCCCTCCGCCGGGACTGGTGCGTTTGCCGCTGAGCGCGTCCCCACCGGCCTCAACGCCCGCCACCGCCCCCAACTCACCCGCTACCGCTGCGCTTGGACCCGATAACACTTCCGCCCTCCGCCAACCGTCCTCCGTCATCCCTCCGAACCATGTCCCCATCCCCAATCATCCGCCCCACCGCCCGCGACTTTGAGCCTCAACTTTTCGGCCGCAGCCTCTCGCCCGACGCCATTGGTGAACTCCTCGACGCCGGCGCCCGCGGTGACCTCGCCGCCCAAAGCGACCTGTTTAACCTGATGGAAGACACCTGGCCGCGCCTCCGCGCCAACCTGCAGAAGATCAAAAACGCGATCCGTAAGCTGCCGCTCAACGTGCAGCCCTACACCCCGAAGAACGGCCAACCCTCCGCCACCGCGCAGGAAAAAGCAGCCTTCGTCGAATCGGCTTTGCACCTGCAACGCGGTTACGTGGACACCACCCGCGCCCCGCTCGGCTCGGCGGTGTACGAACTGATGGACGCCGTTGCCCGCGGTCTGTCCGTGGTAGAAATCGACTGGGCCAACGACACCACCGGTTACGTCGTGCCGGTCGGCTTCCGCCGCGTCCCGACCCGTTACCTCGGCATCGACACCGACGGCACCCTCGCGCTCCGTCCCAACGGGAACAACGTCGCTACTTCAGATCGGAAGCTCACCCCCTTCGCCAAATACCCCGGTAAATTCCTCACCGGCATTTTCCAATCAAAGTCCGGCGCCCTCGGTGAAGCGGCCCAGCTCCGCGCCCTGGCTCCGCTCTGGCTCGGTCACATGCTAGGCTGGGAATGGCTCGTCCAAAAAGCCGAACTCTTCGGCACGCCGCTGCGTTGGGCCAACTACCCAACGACCGCCACCCAGCTTGAAATCGACGCCATCACCGCCGCCCTGCGCAACATGGGCACGGCCTCATGGGGCGCGTTCCCGCAAGGCACCAACCTGCAAATCATGCAGGGCACCACGCCGGGCGTATCCGGCCCCAACGACCCGAGCGAACGCCTCATGGGCATCGCTGACCGCGCCTGTGACATCATGCTTTTGGGGCAAAACCTGTCCGTGGAACACAACGGCGAAGGCAGCCGCGCCGCCACCGAGGTGCACCGCGAGGTTGAATTGGATCTCTTCGAGACCTACGCCGAATACATTGTCGCGATTCTCAACGACCAGCTCATCCCGCAACTGATCGCCCAAAACTGGGGCACCGCTGACGAAGTCCCTTTCGTTGAAGTCGAAATCACCCGCCCCGAACGTGAGCAGGAAATGGCGACTCGAGACAAAACCCTTTTCGTAGACATGGGACTACCCGTCTCGCTGCAGTACCTTTACGAAAGGCACAAAGTCCCGTCACCGGCCCCGAGCGAGGCCTTGTTTCAACCAGCCAAACCCATCTCCCCAACACTGCCAGCGGCCTCCGCGCCCAACACCGCCAAAGCCTGCGCCTGCGGTTGTGGTGCGCCATTCGACGCCGCCAGCGAATCCGCCTCATCCCTCGCCGGCCGCCAAGCCGCTGCCGAAGCGGCCTTCCCCCAAGAACTCGCCCAGGCCGAAGCCGCCGGGGATTACTTGGTATGGGACGCCATCCTTGACGGCCGCACCACCGAAGTGTGTCTCGGTCGTCACGGCCACCGCTGGGGCGACGGATGGTTTTCGCCGCCACCCGCTCACTACAACTGCCGCAGCTCCCTCATTCGGGTCTCCAAGGCCAGCTACCAGCCGCCCAAGTGAGCGCGCCCCGTTGACACCATGGCGATGGCATGGACCTCGCCACCAACAACAAAAACGCACCGTTACACGCCGCATTCGCCAACGCCCTGAACGAAGGCGCACCGCTCCCCACTGACATCCAATACATGCCGCCCGGCCGCCACCGCATCCGGGCGTCTCAGGGCGGCAAACCCGTTTCGGTCGAAGTGGCAGTGAACGCCGCCACCGCTGCCGTCCTGCAAACCTTTCTCGCGGCAAAAATGACCGCCGCCGCCGAGGGCCGCGAGGACCGCCCCTTTTTCGATTTTAACCACGAGGACCGCGAAGCCTCCGCCTGGCCTACGGAATTCTACTGGGCCGGTGACGAACCGCAGACCGGCGGCGTCCGCGCCCGCCTCGACTGGTCCGACGCGGGCAAAAAGTCGGTCGAAGGCCGCACGTTTCGACGGTTCTCGCCGACGTTCCACCTCGACGCCACCGGCCAAGTGACCGGCTCCGAAATCAACATGGGCGGCCTGGTCAATCGCGCCGCGTTCAAGCGCATCGCGCCCCTGTTCGCCGCCGCGCCGGTTGACACCACGCCCGAAGCGATGCCCATGCAAAACCTCATCGCCACCCTCCGTTCTCTTTCGCTCGTCGACGCCTCCGCCAACGACGAAGCCGACCTCGTTGCTCAGCTCACCCGCCACGCCACCGCGATCAAAAGCGAACTCGCCGGCCTCCAATTACTCATGGCGACGCAGGCCCGCCACCGCGCCGAAGCCCACGTTGACGCCGCTGTTCGCGCCGGTCGTCTCCCCGCCAAGGATACCGACACCCGTGGTTTCTGGGTCGATGCGCTCCTACGCGACGAAACCAAAGCCGTGAAAGCACTCGAATCCCTGACGATCAACCCCGTCCTCGCCCGCATCACCACCGGCACCGACGACACCACGACTCCCGCCAGCCAGATCACCCGCCAAGAACAGAAACTCGCCACCATCCGCGCTGCCCACCCCAGCGCCGATTTCCAGACCATCTACGTCAAAGCGAAGGCCGAAAGCCCCGACCTCTTCCGCTAACCCAACACCCAGCTCTCAGCTCATAGCTCCCAGCCCATTTCCCATGAACCTCGCCCGCTCCAACGCCATCATTTCGATCCTCACCGACGACGACCTCACCGGCCAAGAAGGCCGCTTCGTCCGTATGAGCAACGCTGACACCGTTTGCCTCGTGGACTCCGCCCTTGAACCCGCCTTTGGCTTCCTCCTCACCGGAGGCAAAGCCTACGAACGCGTCACCGTGGCGATCCCCGGCGCCTTTGCAGGAACCGTTCGGGTCAAACTCGCAGGCACGGTGGGGGTAGGCGACCGACTCCAGCTCACCACTGACGGCCGCGTTCAATCCTATGACAACGAATTCCCCCGCATGGTAGTCGGCGTGGCCCTTGAAGCAGGCGTGACCGGTGAACTCGTTGAAGCCGCCCTCCGTCCCCCGACCTACACCCCCGCCGCCTAACCTCTTCGGCTCCGCCCTCCGACTACTCGCTACCCACTACCCGCTACTCGCTACTTCCGCCATGTCCTCCTCCAAATACAACGTCACCCTGACCAACTACGCCCGCGGCCTGTCGCAAGACATCTCCGCCACCCTTGCCAACTTCCTCGCCCCCGAGGTCGTCGTCCCCGCCGCCACCGGCCAGTATAAAAACTTCGACGACAAGAACACCTTTCAGGTGATCGACACCTCGCGCGCCGTCGGTGGTCCCGCCAAGCGCCTCGAATTCGCCGCCAGCGACCCCACCTACAACTGCCTTCCGCAGGCACTCGAAATCGCCATCGACGACCACGAACGCGACGAAGCCGGTGAGGGCGACCCGCTCCGCCTCGAAGAGGCCAAGACGCAAACCCTCGTCTCCTCCGCTGTCACCTCGCACGAAGCCAAAGTGTTCGCCGCCCTGACCGCCCTCGCTGCCGCCGCCAACATCACCCTGGCGAGTGATGACCCCATTGCCAAACTGGACGAGCAAATCGAAGCCCTTGCGACCGACACCGGCCGCATGCCCAACCGACTGGTGATCGGCCTGCCGCTCTGGAACAAACTGCGCAACAACGCCAAAGTGATCGCCCGCTTCCCCGGTGCGGCCTCGATCGGTGTGAGCATGGCCCAGTTCAGCTCCTTGCTCCTCAACCCCAGCATCGACATCCGCGTCGGCATCTTGGCACGGGACACGGCCAAACTCGGCCTGACCAAAGCCAACGTAAACATTGTCGGCCAGCAGTTGGTGATCTTCCACGCCAACGCCAGCCCGACTCTTTATGACCCCAGCTTCATGAAAACCTTCCGGTTACGCCGAGGTGGTGTGGACGTCGTCCGCACCTACCGCGACGACGCCGCCCGGTCCGACATCCTCGCTGTCGATTGGTCGGAAGACATCCGGGTCACCAGCCCAGTTTGCGCCCGCAAACTCACCGCCAGCTAAGGCCCAGACGGAACGCCGAGCTCCAGCTCGGCTCCTCCCCCACGAATGGGCGGCTGGTCGAAGGCGACCGCCGCCCCTTTTTATGCCCTCCGACCTTAGACATCCGACCTCTGCCACCTGACCTCCGACCTCTGTCATCTTCCGTCCCTCCGCCATGCTCCCCGCCACCCTCTCCATCCTCCGCGACCCCGTTCCGTACCACGGCGCGATAGGCTTTTTCGCGTTCACGACCCTCGAACGCCTCAACGCCTACGTCGGCCTCATGGTCGGCCTCGCAACCTTGGTCTACCTCTGCCTCCGCATCCGCCGTGAGATCCGCGACCGCAACGCCAAGCCCGCCCCCGAAGACTAAACCCGTTAGTCCACCAGTTGACACCGAGCCAAGGAGGTATGCCCACCAAACTCCTCCGCATCCTCTCCTTCGTAGGCAAAGCCGCTGGCCTCGCCCTCACCATCGCTGGTCCCCTCTCCGGCACACCCATCGGCCTGACGGTTTTCGCCGCCGCCTCGCTGCTCAAAGACGCCGTAAACCATTTCGGCGACCTCGCCGACGACGGCAAACCCAACGACTCCTTCAAACCCTAACCTTTCCACCTCCGTCCACCAGCCCCGGCCGCTCCTCGCGCCGGGGCTTTTCGTTTTTACTGGTTGCGCAATATATGGAAATCATTGTTTTCACGTAAAATGCGTAAGCATAAAGCCACAGGTATATACCACACCTCGTCCACCTGAAGTCGATGCTGGCATCAGTCACCATCTCTTGATTTAGCTTCATCGACTCCCCGTAAATCACGAATTGGCGGCCACTCTGAAATCAGTCTACTGCTCCTAAACTTCATGCCCACGCTCAACTGGATCGGTAAGGATGCCGTCATTAATCATCACCTAGAAGTTCCCTTCCGGCTGTTGAAGGACGTGCCTGAACTTGGCTGCGGTGATCCAGGCAGCGGAAACCTCATCGTCGAGGGGGATAACTTAGTCGCACTCAAGGCTCTGCTCCCTTACTATCAGGGCAAGGTGAAATGCATCTGCATCGACCCTCCTTACAATACCGGCGTGGATGAACGGGACGAGAAGGGCACGAGGACGGGCTGGGTCTATTCAGACAACATCAACAATCCCCTGACACAGGCTTGGCTCAATAAGGTCGTTGGCGCGGAGGCCGAAGATTTGTCACGTCATGACAAATGGATCTGTATGATTTACCCCCGCTTGATGCTTCTTAAGGAGATGCTGCGTGATGATGGCGTAATCTTCGCCAATATCGATGAGAACGAATACGCCAATCTAAGGCAAATCATGGATGAGGTATTCGGCATTGCCAATCGGGTTGGCACCGTCATCTGGCACAACGCAACTGATAACAACCCGACGAACGTTGCTATCGAGCACGAGTATGTCCTCAGCTATGCGAAAAACAAGAATCGGCTGCCGAAAGAATGGAAATCGCCAAATTTGGCCGTCAAACAGAAGCTGCTTGGAATAGGTGCTGAATTTGTCGGAAAGTTCACGGACGCCGAAACGCGGCAGGCCGAATACTCTAAGTGGTTTCGCAAACACAAAACCGAGCTGTGGCCATTTGACCGCTACAAGTTTATCGACGGCGGAGGGATTTTTACCGGAAGCCAAAGTGTCCACAATCCAGGAAAAGAGGGCTACCGCTACCCGGTATATCATCCAGTAACCAAGAAAGACTGTGTCCAGCCGATGATGGGTTATCGTTTCCCACCGGAAACCATGGCTCGGCTTCTTGAGGAGAAGCGAATCTTGTTCGGCGAAGATGAGTCGAAGCTCGTTGAGTTGAAAGTTTACGTGAAGGATTACCGCGCAAAGCTTTCAAGCATCTTTGAGCTAGACGGCCGAGTCGGGACAAACGAAATCAAGGACATCTTCCCTGAGAACAACCGCCCCTTTGATTTTCCAAAACCAACCGACCTCATTCAGGAGCTAGTGAGTTTCACCACACAGGGGGATGAAATCGTGATGGATGCTTTCGGCGGTTCAGGGACAACTGGGCACGCCATTCTCCGGCTCAACAGTCTCGACAATCAGAAGCGTCGTTTCGTCCTGATCGAAATGAAGGAGAAGATTGCGCAGGACATCACCCGCGAGCGCGTCAAACGCGTAGCCGAAGGCTACACGAACGCGAATAGCGAGAAAGTGAAAGGTCTCGGCGGCGGATTCCGATATGTACGGCTGGGTGAAGAACTCTTCGACGAACACGGGCGCATCAACGAAACCTCGGTGCGCTTCGCTGATCTGGCTCGGCATGTGTATTTCTCTGAAACGGGAGAGCCGTTGCCCAAGGAGCGCATCTCTACCAAGACGCCGCTACTCGGCATCCACCATGGCCGCGCGGTGTATCTCCTCTACAACGGCATCCTGAAGGACAAGAGCGTGAACGGCGGTAACGTGCTGACGAACGAAACGCTGGAACACCTGCCCGCGCACGACGGGCCGAAGGTGGTCTATGCTGCCGGCTGCCGCTTCAGTAAAGCCCGACAGGAACGGGACGGAATCACTTTCAAACAAACACCCTACGCGATCCGCACCCGCTAAATGGAAACCAAACAATATCAAAAGACGTCGCTGCACTGGTTACAGAGCTATTACCGGAAGTGCCGTGTGATGCAGGAAGCCGCGGACACGTTTCCGGCCTCCACGGCGTTCACATCGGTAACGGCTGAAATCCACGAAGGCCAAGGTCTTCCCTATGCACCAGTGAAGCAGGTCCCGGGCATACCGTATGTGTGCCTGCGAATCCCCACGGGCGGCGGAAAGACGCTAGTGGCATGCGAAGCGGTGTCACTCGGTGTGAAGGATCTTCTGCAGAAGGACAGAGCGCTCATCCTATGGCTGGTTCCGAGTGATACGATTCGCTCGCAAACCTTGTCCCGCCTACAGAACAGTGCCGATCCCTACCGACAGAGTTTGGACACGAACCTGGGCAATGTGGCAGTGCTTGATATCGACGAGGCCACGCGCATGAAGCGGGCGCTGCTTGATAGCCACTCCGTCATTGTGGTCGCGACAATGCAGGCGTTTCGGCGGAAGGATATGAGTACGCTCAATGTATATAAGAACAACGGCGAGCTGATGACCCATTTCGAGAACCTACCTCCGGAGTTACTGGACATAGTGGAACGGGAGCCGGAAGGGCATTTCAATCAATCGTTGGTTAACGTGTTCCGTATTCGCCGGCCATTTGTCATCATCGACGAGGCGCACAATGCACGGCAGGCGCTCTCTTTCGAAACGCTGCGCCGGTTGAACCCGAGCTCGGTGCTGGAACTGACGGCAACGCCAAATCTGAAAGCACAAACGGTGAAGGAGGACGGCGAGACATTTGAAAATCCGCCTAGCAACGTCCTGTACTCCGTCTCTGCGTATGCGCTGAAAGCGGAGGAGATGATCAAGTTACCGATATATCTGCGCTACCGGGAGCCTTGGGATGCGCTTCTGGGCGATGCGATTGGCCTTCTAAATCATTTGGACGGCGAAGCCCGGCAGGAGGAGGCGCTGACACAAGAACACATCCGCCCGATCATGCTGCTGCAAGCCCAGCCCGAGTATAAGGACAAGCTGAGCATCACAGTGGAGGTGGTGGAGGCGAAGTTGAAGGAGTTCGGTATACCAGCAGAGGCGATTTGTGTGCACACTGGCGACCGACGCGGACTGGACGACATCAATGTGCAGACGAAGGAGTGCAAGGTGCGCTTCATCATCACGGTGCAGGCGCTCAAAGAGGGCTGGGATTGTCCGTGGGCCTACGTGCTCTTTTCCGTAGCGGAAATGAGTAGCAGTAAGGCAGTGGAGCAGATTCTTGGTCGTGTTCTGCGTATGCCAAAGGCGAAGCGCAAACAGCGTGACAACCTAAACAATGCGTATGCGTTCGTTGCTTCCTCCAAGTTTGATGATGCAGCAAAAGCGCTGAAGGACGGGCTTGTTGCTTCTGGCTTTGAAGGCCAGGACGCAGAGGAACTGGTCATCGAACGCTCTTTGTTTCCCGGCGAGGATCTTCAACCTTCGAAGATGCCGGAAGCTCCGGTGGCAACAAAGATCACTGACGCACCAAAAGAGGCGCTCCCGCTCGATGTCATAGACGCCGTGACATGGGACCCGAAAACAAGCGAATTGACGGTCGAAAAAACGCTGACCAAGGAACAAGAAGAATCCGTGGTAAACTGGGCTGGCAGCGAGCAGGCCAAGGACGAGGTGCGTGCGGCGGTGAACAAACAGGCAGGCCGAGTCATCAGTCCGGCCAGAGCCAAGTTAAGTCCGGCGGATAACGGTGTGACGTTAGCTGTACCCGTCCTTGCTTTGAAACAAGGTGATTTCTTCCACCAGTTCGAGGAAGATGACATCATCGAACACAACGACTGGACGCTGGCAACTTCAGACGCGGATCTGCCTGCATTCATCATACCCACGGAGCAGCGCGACATCGTGATCGACATCGAGAAGAACGCATCCACGGAGATTGAGAAGATTCAGAGCCGCTTCCTTGCAGATACCGACCGCCAGCAGCGGTTGCTGGAGACAAGCACAGCATGGCCGGTGGCAAAGCTCATAGTCACCATCGCACGCGCCTTTCCCCATGCGGGGCTTACCGATGCGGAAATGGACATCTGGCTTCAACGTGTGATATCGGGACTAGAAAATCGAGGTATCACATTCGAGCAAATGACCGCATATCGTCACCGTTTATACAAGACGGTCGCCGCCCGCGTGAAAGAACTGGAAAAACAGACCAGGAAGAAGACCTTTGATACACTGCTATTTGGCGAGGGCTCAGGTGCTGTGTATGTGACTCTAGCCAATATTTTTACATTTCATCCAAACAAGTATCCGGTAGGCGACCGATATCACGGACTCGAATTGCCTAATCACTATTACAAGGAGATCGGCACAATGAACGGAGAGGAAGTGAAGTGTGCTCAAGTCATAGCCCACGACAAACGCGTGGAATGCTGGGTGCGTAATTTGGAGCGCGAATCGAAGCTCTCATTTTGGATTCAGACGAGCACCGACAAATTCTACCCCGACTTCGTCGCAAAGCTACAGAACGGGAAAGTCCTCTCAGTAGAATATAAGGGCCTTAGAGATGCAACCAATGAAGACACAAAGGAAAAGGAACTCCTCGGCAAACTGTGGGAGGAACGCAGCGGAGGACATTGCTTCTTTGAGATGGTGAAAGGCCCCGGCGAGCTCGGAAAGATTCAGGACGCGCTAAAGAAGGCGTCGAAATGAAAAACATGCCATGCCAATCCCCGACTTCGAAAAGGTAAAACCCCCTGCATTGAAACTTTTGGGCGACGGCCTTATGCGTCCGTTACGCGAGGTGTATAATGCCTTGTCGGACCTGTTTTCCATTACCCCGGAAGAGCGCGCCGAATTGCTTCCCAGCGGCACCCAACTACGCTGGAATAACAGGGTAAACTGGGCCTGTTACGATTTATATAAAGCAGGTCTGTTAGATCGGCCCAAGCGTGGGCATTATAAAATCAACGATCTCGGGCTAAAGGTCCTCGGTGACAAACCAGCCAATCTCGACCGCGCTTTTCTGCGGCAGTTCGCCGGTTTCCAAGCTTGGGACAAGGGTGTCGCCACCACCGAAGGCACAGCTCCCGCCATCATCGACACCGAGCCATCCACCCAAACCGCCAACGAACGCCTAGAGGCGGCGTTTGAAGAAATGCAGTCGGCCTTGAAGCAAGACCTCCTTGATATCGTGCGGAAGATGGACCCCTACGCCTTTGAGCAACTGGTGGTCGATCTGCTGGTGGCGATGGGCTACGGCGGCTCCCGTGCTGAAGCCGCTCAAGTCACCCAACGCAGCGCCGATGAGGGCATCGACGGCGTTATCAAAGAAGACCGACTCGGCCTCGAAACCATCTACCTTCAGGCCAAACGCTGGCAAAGCGCAGTCGGCCGAAAGGAACTTCAGGCATTTGTCGGCGCACTCGCTGGCCAAGGCGCAAGCAAAGGCGTCTTCATCACCTCGGGTGAATTTGCCAATACGGCGAATGAGTATGTCGAAAAAATCAGCCAGAAAGGCCAAAAAGTCGTTCTCATCGATGGCGACCGCATGGCTTCATTGATGATCGAGCACGGAGTCGGCGTCTCACCGATCAAAACCTACGCCCTCAAGCGCGTTGATAGTGACTACTTCGAGTCCGAGTAATCGGTCGATTCAATTACCGAGGAAAAAACATTCCGCTATAGATATCGCCTGCTTGCGAAATAGTATTAAAGAGTTGTATTAAGTCGTGTCTGCATGACATCGGCATGACAGATGACTTCCATTACATGCCGAAACGTGCATAAGCTCACTCCGACAACAAGCACCCAACAGCAACAACCACCCCTGTTTATGCACCGAGCGGAAATTCGTGGCTAAG